CGCCTGTGATGGATACATCATCTGAATCCTGAGTGGCTATTGTCCCAAGACCCAATGATGTCCTTGCAGTAGCCCCACTCTCTGCTACCCAATTAACTCCATTTCCTACGATGAATACACTATCAGAGGGGGTCATAGCGGCTAAAGTCGTCAAATCTCCATCATAGGTCTGATATGTATTCCCCCCGGAAACCTCTCCCGATGCTGGATTCACTACTGGTTCAACGGCACTAGCGAGAAGACTAAACGACACTATCTCGTATTGCAGAGTGTATCTGAAGAGTTTCTTACTCCTATCCGATAAGTCAGTTCTTGTCTTGAATATCGCTCGATCGAAGTTAGTCCCATCTCCTTTTCTGAAGCCATGGATGATTCTTCTGACTTCGTTCCTCAACTCAGAAAGCCTCTCTCTGCTATCGACAGTCCTTATGTCGATGGTGATATTGACGTGTTCGTTCACATAATCATAGAGAAGTTCAGGCTGTGCCTCATTATGTGCTGTCTCAAAGATACGAATGACATCGTTGTCGAGCATCCTCACTCGCTTTGCATCACCCTTGTCGAGGTCAGCGATGTCCTCTATTGATGGTTCGGGAGGCTTAGACCAATTGGTCTGAAGAATGTCTCTTAGTGCAAGTATTGGATCAGCCAAGGTATGCCTCCTCTAATAATTCGATAGCCGTGTCCCTATCCTTCCTTGCCGGACTGTTCTCAACTTGCTTCATAGCAATTTCCTCCATTTCCTCATCCGAATAATTAATCCCATCCCTTTCATTCATTTTCTTCTCACGTTGAAGCGTGACATCAAACATGGTTCGTTCTGCATCAGCAGCAGACTCTATGCTTTTTGTCGTTTGCTTTTGAACCAATATTAGATTCTTGAGATACTCGATATACCCATCATCCACAGACTAACCACCCATACCTGCGACAATGATTCCTTCTTGATAGGGTATCAATAGTCTCTTGACTTCTTCATCCAATTTTTGAATCTTAGAATTGAGATCGACGTTCTGGGTTCCTTCCGGGAACATGGCTGTGTAGTCATCAGTCATCATGATGTCCAAGGCCACTAATTTAGTGCAAGCATCCTCTATTGCCTTGTCCAGATACCTCTCTCCATAGATGTATGAAATCTTGAGGCTGTGATTCTCAAAGAAGGGGTATTGATTGTTGAACATGATTTGCCCATTATCTTCGATAGACCACCAGTCCTTCTGCCTCTTCTCATCAGTCGAGTCACTTGCTAGAGTAGTCTGTTTGACGACCGTGCTTGTTGTCAAGTTTGATTGGAATGAAGAAGTCAGGTCATCGACAATGGTAATGCTGTTTCCATCTCTCGTGCATCGTGCCACACGGATCGTTGCGCCTGTGCCATAGTAATACAATCCATTGCCTTGGACAAAGCCGGAACCATCGGCTACGGTGAAGGTGCTTCCTGTGCCACTAACGGTTGAGTCATTGGTGCTGCTCAAAGAGTAATCAAAGCAACTTAGGTTCGTTGTTGCTATGGTGGTGTTCTCGCCTTCGTCAGTCGATCTCATGCTACTGATGAGGACTATGCCGTCGCCTTCATCGCTGTTAGCAGTAGCCAAGAACTCATGGCTTACGTTAAGTGCCTTGCCATTTTCAGTCATACTTCCTATTTGAACAGCCGCTTTGCCTGTTGATGAGTCTTCGTTGATTAGATTGCCAATCTCGCTTGCTACTGTTTTCACTCCGAAATCCTTGCCCCATGTGGTGGATGATGTCCCACTAGACAAAGTGGCAGTATGAGCAATGTTGGGACATAGGAATATCTTGTCCGTTGCATTGAATAGGTGAGGGTCTTTGACAGTCAGCCTTACTCTCGATGCTGCTAATTCACGATAATGATCACCTTGCCACACGGCCATGCGGAGAACCCTCTGAACGGGCCTATTGCGAAGCATGATTGCTCCAACATAATCTGTGTAGTATCTTCGACGGTATGGCTTGAACGTGGTGAAGTTCTGATACTCATCGACAATGAGCCGGGGTCGCCATGAGATTCGACATATTCTGTCAATGTAATCTTGTCTCCTTTGAATCAATGTCTCGACTTGTGATTTTGTGATTCCTCTTTGAGAGGAATTGGATAGGATGCTCGATGGTTGCACTTCTGCGTTATTTGCCTTGGTGTATGCTGTTCCGGGATCAACGGCTTTCAAGGCTACTCCGCCGCTTGAGCCAAGAGACTCGACCCCTGTGATTGTCAAGGAACTCCCTAGAGCATCAACGTCATCATAGAGAGTGACAGTATCACCAGTAGCGAACCCCCATCTTCGATAGTCCTTACCGGAAATTGGTATCTTGATGTATGTCACTCCGCTATCTGTCACGGTCGAGGTGTTTCCTATCAATTCCGTTGGCTTTGCTTCTGGGAGTTGAAGGTAAGCCTCGACCTTTGCTACTGTGGTATATACCAAATCAGTAGGATATAGGGGTTGGTCTGGTCTATGCCCCGGTGTGAATACTCTTGGCATTACGCATCACCCATGTCTCCCCAGATTGAAATCCATGTCTGATCCACAACCGGCACATCGAGGAGTCCAACAGAAATGCAACAACCCACAGTCGGTGCAACGAGTTCCCGATGTGATGTTCTGAATGTCATATCTCTCTCTTCCTCTTAACTTCATCTTGATTGTCTGTGCCTTAGCGAGGTTCTCCTTACTGAAAGGAGAGTCGCCTTCGTGAATAGACCCTTCGTTAGTTGCTATCTCAGCCATGCGTGTCTTACGACGACGCTCTATCTCGTGTGCTTCTTCAAAGCAAATGTCACCGACTTCTAGTCCCACCGGCAAGCCCCCGATTAGGCTCGCCCACCTGTGACTGTGAGGTATGTGACTACTGTTGAGAGGTTGGTTGCGTTATCCACCTCATCTAATGCATCACCGTCCGCACCTGCTTCAAACGCCTTCAACTTCTTGTTGGTTCTGTCGTATTGGAAAACAAAACCTCCGCTTACTTCGACGTGAACAGTTTCTATGTTTGAAACGTAAGTAGTTAGATCCAATTCTTCTCCATTGGTTGGATAACTATCATCAAAGGTAATCTTGAGAGCAACAGTAAGCCTATTGCCCGTCACATTCGTTCGTCCAAGTTGCTCGACTGTAAGTGCCATACTGAAACAACCTTGGGGACAATCCTATTTAAGGTATATTTTTTTTCAGATCATTCGTGGAGGACAATTATTCGTATCGTCCCTGCTGAGAATGTGCTGTTTGAAGTGGCTACTGTGAATCGGACACGTCCGCAGACAAGCCCATTCCATGATGCTGCTTCGTCAATCGTGACTCCACCAGTTGTCGAAGAAGCAGGAGCAGATACGGTGAAATGAACGCCGCTAGTGTTCCCACCATCTGCATTCTTGTTCGCACCTTCTGATGTCACGAAGTTTAGAGGGGCGTTGCTTGAGGTTCTAACATCAAGTGCCGCAATAGTGTCACAGTAAGGATACTCGACACCTTCACTATCTTCAACGTCCATTGTGATTTTGAGCGAACCCCCGGTTGCCGTATTGGAACCACAAGTCACTCTTGATGGATCGAGTATGACTCTCCCTATCTTGCCGTTGAGATCCAAAGTCCCGTTGAGGGAGTTCGTTCCATCTGCGGTTAGAGTCAAGACTCTTCGATTGACACGGCATCGACTCGCATAGCGGCCAACGCCATCATCAATGTCCGTGTATGAATCGGTCACTCAGATGCCCCCGTGATGTATTCACGGGCTGCATCAGTCATAGACGCTTTGGTCGAACGGTTATTCACGCCTATGCCTTTGTCTGAACACCATGCCATCATCTGCGCCCGTGTCATCTTACTGTCAAACCCGGCTGCTGCTAGAAGAATATCCACGTCCACTTCAGCATCAGTAGCGGCGGGGGTTGGTTCATCCTCGATCACCTCTTCAACCACAGGTTCTGGTTCCGGTTCTGGTTCCGGTTCCGGGGCTGGAGTAGGTTCCTCAACTACCTCGACTACCTCAAGCATCTTCTTGGCTTGCTTCTTGCTAGTCCCAACAACTTCCCAAGAAGTTCCACCATTCTCGATGAGTGGCATTATCTTGGTTTTTATGATGTCCTCTGGAACGTCATCACGGATCATCCCACGAGAGAAACCCATGACTTGATGCTTGCCAATGGGTATCTCGGTGTAGGGTCTTGCCCCAACATATCGAAGGCTAAGAGCCATTTGGCTCACCTTCACCTGTATAGGAAGGTGATCCTAACTGTGTCGCCATCCTGACCTGCCGAAGCGGGAGTCAGTTTTAGCAGAGTGTTGGTTGATACGTTCCCTGCGACTGTGAAGGCGTTTCCGCCCGCAGTTGTGATGTTGTGTGCGCTTAGGATACCGATTAGGGCAGAACCTGTGACGGCGTTCGTGGATAGTGCCAAGTCGTATGCGAATGCCGCATCTCCATCAGTCACTACTACATCCACGACAGCCATGCTGATCGTGCCTGTCACGCTGTTGCTTCCCATTGGGCTTTGTAGCCATGCTGTGTCATCCTCTCCGACTCCACCCCATAGGCGGCTATCGAAGACTACTGTTCCGTTTCCTGTTAGATTAGTGTTTGCCATTTTTCTTCACCTCTTATTCTCCATCATTCTCCATCTGCTCACGCAGCGATGTCCCTCACCTTTCCGTGCGCTCGATAGAATAACTGCCATAGTTCTCCCATGGTGTGGAACATTCCCATCTGACCTAGCCTGTTGATCCCGAATGGGTCGCCAGTCTCAATCCCAGACTCGTGGTAAAGAGTTGGCTTGGCCGTGCAGAAGTATAGGTAGTCAGAGTCGATGAAATACATTCTCGACAATTCTCCGGTGTCTGCGGTCACGTCCTTGGAAGGAATCAGAGGGACTCCGTTGTAGGTGGCGACTACGAAGCCAGCCTCCATACCGGGGACACCCTTTACTCCGTTCACTCCGGGGACAACCCTCTTCATCTCGGTGAACCTCTGCTGTGGCTGGAGTAGTTGTTGAACCTTCTCTAGGGTATCGTAGCCAGTTAGGATAACCTTTGGCTGTCCACCCTTCTCCCAGACGGTTCTGAACATTCCATCAATGACGTTCAGACTGAGCGCACGAGCCGCACCTGCGGAACCTGCGTCACAGTTAGCATCATACCATTGCTGTGAACCTGCACCTGCACCATTTCTAGTCAGGTTGTATTGGTTGTGATCGGCAATCGTGTCCACGAAGTCAGTTGCTGACTCGGTGAATGACGAAGAGAGACACCTGTCGAGGGACTCAAAGTCGTTCCCGGCTGCGGTGTTCACGTCTTGAAGCAGCATCGTGTTGATGTGTTCTGCGTGGTGCTTTGCCATCTCCATCTTCATGACAGCCCTAGCGTCACCCAATCCGTCGTCCTTGTCAGCGAGGAACATTGCTGTCTCGCTTAGGTCGAAGGTGTGAGCCACAGTCTTGGGCTTGGTGCTGACCTCTGCGAAGGTCGGCTTGGTGGTTTCTGGCAGAGTTCCGTTCTCAGGTAGTCCGCCACCCTTTGTCCTGTCAGGCTTATCGGTGACGACCCTCCATCCACTCTTCTCCCATGGCTTCTTGGGCAGTATGCTGAAAGCGTTGAACTCTTGGTTCAACTGCGACCAGACCTTTCGCCCGAAGATCGCTTGGTAGGTTCCTGTCGTGCTGCTCACCAAAGGAGAGTCAGCCTTCAGGAGGTCAGTCCCGGAGTAAGCCCATGCGTTTGCACCTGCTCCCGCACCGTAGTATAGCCTCTCCATGTCTTCTATTGTTCGTATGTATCCTCTTGATCCACTCATCTTTTCACTTCCTGTTCTCCTATCTCACCCGAAAAACGATTACTCGCCTCTCAAAGCCCTCCTTGCTAGATCCTCGGTGGCTCTCCAACCCTCTAGGTCGCTGCCCATAGTGGCAAACTCCTCGTGGGTGGGGATGCGAATGTCCGTGGTAGGTGCTGCGGCTGACTTGGCAATCTCGTCAGAGCCAGAGCGTAGGTTCTCAATCTCTGCCTTCAGAGTAGCAATCTGTCCGCCGTAGTCGTTGGCCTTCTGCACTTCAAGCGCACGGGCTGTCTCAGCGTCGTAGCGAGCCTCCCAATCTTGCTTGACGAGTGCCTTTAGTGCCTCTTCGTCACGCAGGGATGCGTATGCAGAGTAGCCCCTCTCTAGGTCATCGGCAGTAATGTCACCAGCCTTGATGACATTCTTGTTGCCGGATGGCTTGTTGTAGGCCATGTTCTTCACACCGGGCTGCTTGATGACATACTTGTTGCCACCGGGAGCCGATAGTGATGGGTAGGATGGCTCGGTTGCGTCCTCGCCGCTACCGATCTCGTCACCCATGCCTCTGTGAGAGTAGCCACCAGAGCCGTCCACGCCGACCATGTAAGCCTTCTCTAGGCCAAAGTGTTCCCTGAGTCCGTCTAGGTTCACACCCTTCTCGTGTGCGAACTTCTCAAGAGTGTCGATGTAAGCAAGAGCGTCTTGAGTGGACTTTGCCACTTCAACCTCTTCCTTCTCATCTGACTTCTCCTCAGACTTCTCTTCTGTCTTGTCGAGTTTGCTGAGTATTCCACTCAGACTGTCTCTTATTTCCGTCAATGCTTCGTTGTCTGTCATCTTTTCCACTTCCTCGTTTTCATTATCCATTTTTAGTATGGTATATCTGGCCTCTGGGTTAATCCCCTTCTTACA